AGAATACAGGAGGCGTTGGGGGCGGTTTTTCCTGCCACGACGCTGCAAACCTGCATCGTGCATCTGATCCGCAACAGCTTGGACTATGCCGCTTGGGATAAACGTCGGGCACTGGCCAAAGCACTCAAGCCGATCTACCAGGCGATCAATGCCGATGTGGCTGAGCAAGAGCTTAACGCCTTTGAAGCGGGCCCCTGGCTGCAGATCGCTCGCGAACAGATCCCTGAGCAGGTTTTGAAGGAAGGCAAGGTCGCTGGAAAGGTTACGCTGGGCGAAGGTGGTGACTATGCCAATCTCGACGCTCTGGTGCATGACACCAAGCAGATGGTCGACGAACGCGTTCGTGATGGCGGCGACCTGATCGCAATCATCGGCAGTGACCTGCTGGCCGCTGACAAAGCCAAGCTGTATGCCAAGCAAGGCGATCTGCCAACCGAGAAAGAGCGCATCGAAGATGCTCAGGTCATCGCGACCTACGGCGGTCTGCCGAGCTTCAGCGTGCCGTTCTTTCCGGTCAATGCCGTGGTGGTCACCAGCTTCGACAACCTGTCGATCTACTTCCAGGACTCCAGCTGGCGCAAGCAAACCATTGATAACCCGAAGCGCTCCCGCGTCGAGGATTACAACAGCCGTAACGAAGGCTATGTGATCGAGCAGCTGGAAAAGTTCGCCATGACTGAAAACGTCGAATTGGTGAAAGCATGAGCCTGGCACTGGCGCACAAACGCCGCTTGATCGCAGAAGGCCCAGCTGCTGCGATCGCCGGTGCCCAGATGGCTTATTCGGCTGACACCGCGCTGTCCAGTCCTGCCAATGCACGCAAGCATTTGAAGCTGATGGAAGACGCCTTGGCCGGTGATCTGGAGCGCATCAGCGCGATCAATAGCCGCGAGCAGCGCCAGCTGCTCAAGCGTGACGAGCTGCTGCCCAAGTACCTGGATTACGTACAGCGTTACCGCGATTCGGAATTGAATTTCCAGAACTCGGTGCTGGTGTATGTCCTGATCTGGCTGTTCGACACCGAGCAGTTCACCCAGGGCCTGGAACTGGCCGACTTCGCCATATCCCAGGGCCAGGCGCTGCCTGAGCGCTTCAACCGCGACATTCCGACCTTCGTTGCAGACGAGGTGATCGATTGGGCCGAGGCGGAATTCAAGGCCAGGCGCAGCCCTGAGCCTTACGTTTCCAACCTGCTGCCCCGTGTCGACGGCGAGTGGGAGTTATTCGAGCGGATCCCGGCTCGCTACCACAAGTTGCTGGGAATGATCGCGCTACACCGCAAGGACTGGCCTGTCGCAATTCACCACTTCGAACGGGCCGAACAGCTCTACGAAAGCATCGGCGTAGGGACACGGCTTGGTGACTGTCGTAAGGCGCTGGCCAAGGCGCGAGCCAAAGAAAACGCTGGCAACGGCACCGAATAACCGACTACCCCCCGGCGAGAAACTGTGGATGTGAGCCAACCATTTATGGCCCTGACCCACTGAAACAGTTTTCCCGCCCCTAAGTAGCCGCTGATTTATTCTAAAATCCAGCTGTTGCCCCCAGATAAATCAAGGCCTCCAGAGCGTTGCCGGGACGAAAAATCGAATAAATCAGCGGCTCCCTAATGCAAAAAGCCTTGCGCATGGCGCAGCTTTAAGAGGTTGCTATGTTCATCGGGTCACTGCGAAAGGTTGTCGATATCAACTTCCCCCTCGGGGAAAGTTGCGGTCGTCCGCAGATCACTGCCCCCAAGAACCTGGACGCATCCTCTCAGTGTGCTCATGTACCTGTCAGCGATTTTCAACGCTGCTATGACGAGATCTGGATGAAGATCGCCGTTTGTTTCAAGGCTGATAAGTGCAAGCGTGTGCGCCTGCCTAAGCTTCTTTTCTCTGAGATATTGCTGGCGTTTTATCGCCAGCTCACGTTCTCTAAGCTTTTCTTCCAGGTAGATAATCTTTTTTCCTATATCGTCCATTTGCCTTACTCCTCCATAGCTTGCAGGAAAAGAGTATGAGCTTTTCCAGCAGAACTCAGGGGTTAATGGACGAACGGCGATATAAGTTCGTTAGTGAATCACTGCAAGAGCCTGTTTATTATGACCTTCCCGTCCGGGAACGTGGCAGTAATTTCTACCTGACTGCCTCCAAGGACCTGGACGCAGTCATTAAGAGTGCTGACGTAGCGGTCAGTGAGCTTCAATGCCTCCTTGACCGCATCAGGATGAACGTTCTGGGTGCGCAGGCACATCATCGCCATTGCATGTGCTTCCTCAATCCGCCTATCAAGGATCTGTTGCTTACGCCTTGCCGACGTAAGGCGTTCTTTAAAGCGCGTTTTCAGAGATACAAACTTTCCTTTTCCGTCACTCATGGTCCGCAGTCCTCCATTACAGGCGGGGAAAGTGTATGAACTTTTCTGGCAAACCTTCATGGTCAGCAGACGAACGGCACCTTAAGGCTGATAGCAGATTATTACGAAAGTTTACTTGTCGGCACCCTTGCATCAGGGAATGTTGCGGTGATCTCCAGATCGCCGATTCCCAAAACCTGGACGCAATCTGCCAACACAGTGGCGCATGTGTCAGCGATCGCAAGTATGTCTTCGACGCTTGCAGTTTCCCCGTGTTCGATATCGAGCAGTCGGAGCGTGATGGCTTGCGCTTGCTCAAGCTTATTTTTGACATCATGAATCTTAAAATTTTCAGCCATTTGGCGCTCTTTAAGCCGCGCGCTCAGCGATTCAAGCCTTTCTTCGTCATCGTTCATGACTCGCAGTCCTCTATCGCATGGAGGGGGATTGTATGAGCTTTTCCGGCAGACCCACCACCTTTGTTGAACAATTCGTCAGAAACGACGGCTTCTGGCCTGATCTTGCAGTCTCTGAGTTTCAGAAAGGTTACCGCCTGCCTGCGGAGTACTTGGTAGAGATGCTGGCCGCCGATCTGAACATGGCCATGGTCGAGGTCAATACCGACCTGGCCAGGTTAAAAGCGCGCTGGCAGGGCGCTGGCGTGTCCAACGTTGAATCCGCAGACACCACCATCCTGCCAGAGCGCACCTTTCAAGCGGCGACCTATAAGCGCGCCGTCTACAGCCGCGCCAAAGCCAGCCTGCTGACTCAGTTCGCCACGGTCAACCGCCGCGAAAGCGCCGAAAACGTGGGCAAGGAATTGCCAGAGCGGTCCGAAACCTTCCTCGCTTTCAGCCAGGCTGCTGTGCGGTCGCTGCAGGGCCGTGGTCGCATCACGGCGGCGCTGCTGTGATCAAGCTCAAGGCGTTGACCGCCTACCTGCTCGATCGCCAATTGGTCGCCCCTGAGCAGCTCGACAGCTGGACCGACCAGGTGCAGGTGGAGCTGATCTGGAAACCTGACACCCAGGGTATGCACATGGGTGACATGAACTACGGCGCGACCATCTCGATCGAGCGGTTCGCGGATCACCCTGCGCGCCTGTTTGCTCTGGTAGGCAGCTGGCTGGAAACCCATGATCAGGACCGCGACGGTCTGCCGAACGTGGTGTTCGATGTGGTTATGCTCGACAACGACCTCGCCGACGTCGACATCAAGCTGCAGTTCACCGAGGCGCAGTACCTGGCCGAGGATCCTGCCGGCGAGATCGAGGCGTTCGGCAATACCTGGTCGTTCGTGCCGTTCGAACTGTGGGTGGCTGAGAGCGGCGAGGTGACCGGTCATGGCCTTTGATCTGGACATTCGCGGCATGCTCGAAGCCCAGGACCTGCTGGCTTTGATGGAGCTTCCGACGCCCAAGCGCAGACGTCTGTTGAACAACGTGGCCAAGCGCGTGCGCAGTCTGAGCCGGCAGCGGATCCGCAACCAGCAGAACCTGAATGGAACCCCGTTTGCTGCCCGCAAGGACACGTCCAAGGGCAAGAAAAAGATGGAAACCGGCCTGGGCAAACTGCTCGATGTCACCCGCTTGACCGGCACCGAAGCCGAACTGGGCTGGCGTAACACGCTGACCCGCTGGGTTGCCTCGCAGCAGCACAACGGCGTGTCCGAACGGCGCACCGCCGCGCAGATGCGCCAGTGGAACAAGGTTCCGCCGGGCACCGCCGCTACCGAAAAGCAGGCCAAGACCCTGCGCCGTCTGGGTTTCAAGACCCGTCAGGAAGGCAAAAAGACCCTGACCCGCCCATCTGTGGCGTGGATCCAGCAACACCTGAACTACGCCAGAGCGGGATTGCTGATCCGCGTCCTGGACGACGAACGAGCCGAATCCACCGGTGCGCGAAGCTGGAACATCCAGCTGCCTGCGCGTCAGTTCCTCGGTGCCAGCGACAGCGAAACCAGCCAACTGGTGAACCTGGTGCTGCAACAAATCCTTAATTCACCCCGCTAACGAGGCACCGCTTTATGGCACTCGGCAAAGTCAGCGTTAACAATCTCAACCTCGGCCAGGGTGCCGTGAGCGAGATCGAACGCTATTTCCTGTTCATCGGTCCCGCCGCCAAGAACGTCGGCAAGCTGGTCCCGTTGGACACCCAAAGTGATCTGGACGTCCAGCTGGGCGTTGCGGACAGCGACCTGAAAACCCAGATCCTGGCAGCGCGCAGCAACGGCGGCGATCGCTGGGCCTGCATCGCCGCTCCGATCGCAGGCGAAACCACTTGGCAGCAGGCGCTTGAGAGCGCGACGCGCAGTTATTCCTTTGAAGCGGTGGTGATCGTCAACCCGGTGACCACTCAGGCCGAGCTGTCTGCGATGCACGTTGCGGCCAATGACCTGAGCAACAAGCTGGGCCGCCGCGTCTTCGTGCTGGCCGCAACTGCCGGCATTGCTCCGCAGCTGAGCTGGAGCGCTTACGTCATCGAGCAGAAAGCCATCGTCGGCGGCCTGGCTGCGCCTCGGGTTCTGCCGGTACCGCAACTGCACGGCAATAACCTAGGCGTGCTTGCCGGTCGACTGGCCAATGCCGCAGTGAGCATTGCCGACACTCCGATGCGCGTTGCCACCGGCGCGGTCCTGGGCCTGGGCGCTGAACCCAAAGACATGGACGGCATCCCGCTGAGCACCGCGGTGCTTTCGCAGCTCGACGCAGCGCGTCTATCTGTGCCGCAGACGTACCCGGACTATCCGGGCACCTACTGGGGCGACGGCAACATGCTGGACACCCCCGGCAGTGACTTTCAGGTGATCGAGAACCTGCGTGTCGTGGACAAGGCAGCACGCCGCGTGCGCGCTCTGCTGATCCGCTACGTAGGCGATCGCACCCTGAACAGTTCGGCCAACAGCATGGCGACCACCACGTCCAAGCTGATGGCCCCGCTGCGCGCGATGGCCAAGTCCACCAAATTCGCCGGCCAGGTGTTTCCGGGCGAGATTGAGCAGCCCAAGGACGGCGACATCGTGCTGACCTGGACGAGCAAAACCTCTGTCGTGGCCTACCTCAAGCTGCGCCCCCTCAACTGCCCGAAAGACCTGACCGCGAACATCGCGCTGGACCTTTCCGTTACGGATTCGGAGTAACCCATGGCCGCAAAAATTGGCGGTAAGAACTTCGACGTGAACCTGGGCGATCTGCTCGTTCACGTCGAGGCCGGCACTATCGATATCACGGACAACAGCACCGTGGCCCAGACCAAGGGTGTGCCCAATGGTCACGTCGACGGCGATGTCGCTGCAGCTGGCGAACTGGAGCTGGACACCACCAACTTCAATCTGCTGATCGAGCAGGCCAAGACTGCGGGCAGTTTCCGCGAGCTGGAGCCGTTCGACATCGTGTTCTTCGCCAAGGCCGGCGAAGAGGAACTGCGCATCGAGGCCTTCGGCTGCAAGGTCCGCGTGTCCAGCCTGCTGAGCATCGATCCCAAGGGCGGGGCGAAGAACACCCACAAGGTGCCGTTCGACGTCACCAGTCCGGATTTCATCAAGATCAACGGCGTGCCGTACCTGGCTGCTGCTGAAATCGAGGGCCTGACGTAATGGTTTGCCCGTTCGATTGTGCGCAGGCTCTGGAGCAGCGACAGCGCGACCAGGCCATTGCGGCCCAGTTGGCCAAGCCGCGAGCGAGCGGGCCGAGCCTCACCCATTGCCAGGACTGCGACAAGGAGATCCCGCCAGCACGCCAGGCGCTGGGTGGCATGACTCGTTGCGTGCCTTGCCAAACCCTGACTGAAAAGGGGCTTCGTTGATGAGCACCAATCAAGCTGCTCAGGACACCGCCATTGCGTTGGTGAAGGCGTCGCCCGCGATCGGCGTCGCCGCCACCGGTGCGACCGGTGCCGTTGACTGGTCCGCCGTGGCCTACATGCTGACTGCGTTTTACATGGTGCTGCAGATCCTGCTGCTGATCCCCAAGTACCGCCAGATGCTGCGGGACTGGAGGGTCAAGCCATGAGCCTGCGGGTCAAGATCACCGCCGGCGTACTGCTGCTCTGCAGCGCCACGTTGACCGCCTTCCTGGGCACCTGGGAAGGCAACGGCCAGAACGTGGTGTACGCCGACAAGCTGGCCAGTGGTTTGCCCACGGTCTGCAAGGGCATCACCAGGCACACCAGCCCGGATCCCGTGGTGGTCGGTGAATATTGGTCCGATGCGCGCTGCGCCGAGGTGGAAGGCCTGGTCATCGCCAAGGGCCAGTTGAGCCTGGCCGACTGCTTGAGCAACCAGACGATTGGGCAGAACACGTTCGACGCCTTGAGCAGCCATGGCCACAACTTCGGCGTGCCGACGACGTGCGCGAGCCGTGCGGTGGGCCTGATCAATGCGGGCCGCATTGCCGACGGCTGCAGAGCGCTGGCCTGGGCTTCTGACGGCACGACACCAGTGTGGGCCTATGTGACCGGTGCCGACGGCCGTAAGACTTTTGTTCGTGGCCTGCACAACCGCCGGCTGGCCGAAATGAGGTTGTGCCTGCAATGACCATCAGCCCGCTGCAACTGTTATTTCGCACCCTGTTCGTCGGCCTCGTCATCTGGCTTGCCGTCGATTGGGCGCTTGATCGGTATGAAACCGTCGTCCAGGAGCGCAACAGCGCAATAACCGAGCGCGATGGCCTGCGCGAAGCCGCACGGATCAGAGGCGAGCAGCTCGCAGCGCGGGACCAGCTCGATACCCATCACACCGAGGAACTGAATCGTGCCCGCGCTCAAATCAACACTCTGCAGCTTGCTGTTGCTGATGGCAGTTACCGGCTGCACATCAAAGCTATCTGCCCCGCAATGCCCGGTACCGCCGGCACCACCGGCTTGGCTGATGCAGGCAGCGCCGAACTCGCAGCAGACGCTCGATCGGATTATTTCACCCTCAGAGACGAGCTTGCCCTCAGCCGGCAAATGATCCTCGGCCTGCAGGACTACATCCGCCAGGTCGTGCAACGCACGCCGGCACAACCCTGACCCTTTACAACTCAACCTTACGGAAACACCGCTATGAGCGAAGTAAACCGCAGCATCACCCTGGAACGTGGCGACAAGGAATTCACTTTCAACCTGACCCCGCAGGTGATCACCAAGTACTTCAACGCCACGACCCAGGCCAACAAGGTCGCGCCGGCCCATAACCTGCTGATGGGCACCGTCAAGGACGAAGACAAGGCCGCACTGAAGGCGCTGCTGGAAAACCCGATCACCACCATGACCCTGGCCGGTGCGTTGCTTGAAGAGTATTCGCCGGACGTTGAAGTGATCGTAAAAAAGCCCTCGAACATGCCGAAGGCCTAACCCAGGACGGGCTGGGCCAGTTGCTGGCCCTGACCCAACGCTGGCTGCCTGGCGCTGAGCCCACGATTGAAAGCATGGGCACCGCCAAGTGGCTTGAAGACGAACACTGGAGACGCATGGAAATTGCCGTCGCCAACGGCATTTCCACTGCTTTTAACGGATAACCCTGATGGCTGACCGTTCCGCCCGCCTGGCTTTCATCCTGAAACTGACCGACAAGGTCAGTGCCCCGTTGGGCAAGGTGAAAACCAGCTTTAGCGACCTTGCCGCCAAGAGCCAGCAGAACATCATTCAGATGGGTGCAGGCCTGGCCGGCATGGTGGGGGCGGGCAAGGCCATCACCGAATCACTGGAACCGGCGCTGGAAGTGAACCGGGCGCTGGGCGACATGCGCGCCTTGGGCACCGCCGAAGACGCGCTGGGGTCGCTGAACCGGACGGCCCTCGAATTTTCGATCACCTACGCCGCCAGCGCCGCCGAGTTCGTGGCGTCGTCACGCGTCATCGATGGCGCGATCAAGGGTCTGGTCGGCGGCCAGCTGGCCACCATCACCAGTGCCAGCAACTTGTTGGCCAAGGTCACCAAATCCGACGCCGAAACGACCGGCGCGTACCTGGGCACCATGTACAACCTGTTCAAGTCCCAGGCAGACAAAATGGGCCGGGTGGAATGGGCGCAGCAGCTGACCGGCCAGACCGCGCTGGCGGTGAAGCTGTTCCGCACCGATGGTGCTCAGTTGAAAGACGCCTTCAAGGAAGTCGGGGCGATCGCTACCCAGGCCGGTGTCAGCTTTGCCGAACAAATGGCGGTGGTCGGTACGCTGTCCAGCACCATGGAAGGCGGCGATGCCGGCGGGCGCTACAAGGCGTTTTTTGAAAACCTCAGCGCGGCTGCCGAGAAAACCGGCCTGAGCTTCACAGACGCCGCCGGCAATGCACTGCCCATGCTGCAGATCATGGACAAGTTGCAGGGCAAGTACGGCGACCTGACCAGCGCTGCTGCCGGCACCAAGCTGATGGAAGTGTTCGGCGGTGAAGGTGCCCAGGTGATCGGCGCACTGGCCAAGGACACCGATCGATTGCGCAACGGCATTGCTGAGCTGGGCAAGATCCGGGGCCTGGAGAACGCCGAGAAGATGGCCAAGGCCATGGTCGACCCCTGGGAGCAGTTTGGCAAAGCCGTCGAGGCGCTGCGCATCGCTTTCGGTCAGTCCCTGATTCCGACGCTGACCCCGCTGATGGAACGTCTGGTGGGCATTGCCAAGACCTTGACCCGCTGGACGCAACTTTTCCCGAACATCACCCGGCTTATCGGTATCACCACGCTGGTGGTCTTTGGCTTCATCGCCGCGATGTCGTTGCTGACCCTGGTAGTCGGTGTCAGCAAAATGGTGTGGCTGGGCATGCTCACCGTATGGAAGCTGCTCACCTGGCAGGGCTTCAAATCGATCGCCATGTTCCTGTTCCACACGGTCATGGTCGCGGCTTTCGTGGTCGGCCTGATCGGTCTGTACACCTGGATGGCGATCGTGCGCGTCGGCATGCTGCTTTGGCAGGGCGCAATCTGGCTGGTCAACGCCGCCATGCTGGCCAACCCGGTGCTGCTGATCGTGGCCGGCATTGTCCTGCTGGCCGCTGCCGTGGTCGCAGCGGTCGTGTACTGGGACGAGCTGTGCGCCGCACTGATGAACACCACCGCGTTCCAGTGGATCAGCGATCAGATGGCCAAACTGTCCAGCTGGTTCGACTCGATGGGCGGCTGGTCAGGCATCGCCAAAACGGCCTGGGACAGCATCCTGTCTACGGTCAAGGGCGCAATCAATGGCCTGATCGAGATGGCCAACAAGATCCCCGGCATCAACATAGAAACCACGTTTGGTGATCTGCCAGAGCCGCCGAAGGTGCCAGATCTGCCCGGTCAGGTGGGAGCACCTGTACCGGGTCCACAACTGCCGGCAGCGGTCGCTCGATCTGCGCCGGCCCAGGGTGCTGCAGCGAGAGTCCAGGTGAAACCTGCACCGCCTATCAGCCTGCCGCAACCCAACGTGCTGCCCTTCAAACCGCTGCAGTTGCCTGCTCCGCAGATCAGCCAGGCCGACCCGATCATGCTGCCGCCGGCGTCGGCTGACCTGGCGTTTTCGATGCCGGCCAAAACGGCACTGCCAGAGCGCGTCGAGAAGGTCATCGAGCTGCCCGCCAAATCGGACAAGGGTATTGAGGCCCGCAAGGCGATCAACGCCAATACGTCGATCAGTCCCACCAAACCGCAGGCCGTCCCGAAAGGAGGACTGATGCAAAGCTTCCAGAACCAGAGCAACGCCATGAACCCCAACCAGCGCCCCGGCACCCACGTCGAGACACTGAATATCAATACCTCTAAACCGATGACACCGCTGGAGCTGGAAAACATGATGGCCATGGCGGTGGGCGGCTGATGAGTGAATACGTCGACCTGCTGATCATGAACAACGACCTGGTACTCGACCCGGCTCGCCAGCCCCTGCTGGTGGATGACCGCGCCTCGATCGCTCAGGACATCGCGCATCTGATCCGCGAAAGTGGCCTGCTGATCACCCTGGTGGCCGAGCGCGACCGGTTGCGTCAGCGTGACTGCATTCAGCAGATGGAGCTGCTCGTCGAGGATGACGAACGCCTGGTACCAGGTACTGCGCAGATCGAGCAGACCCAGCCGGGTGTGTACCTGGTGACCGCCACGACCGTGAAGTTTGGCCAGGTGGAGATCACCTTATGACCGTCGACTTCAAAAAGGCGCTGGGTGACTCCGGCATTCCGACCACCGAGGCGCAGCTCAAACAGGCCTGGGAAAAGCTGGCCGTCGAGCAGGGCAGCACGCTGACCAACACCAGCGCGTACAGCCCGTTCTGGCGAATCATCACGGCGCTGGTCACCAAGCCAGTGCTTTGGCTGTTGGAGTTTGTCAGTGGCACGGTGCTGCCGAACTTCTTCGTCAAGACTGCCGGCGCGCAATGGCTGGACATGCTGGCGTGGGCGGTGAACATCGAGCGCAAGGCCGCGACGGTGGCCGTTGGTGAACTGCTCTTTACCCGCGCCAATACCGGTGGCGAGCTGGAAGTGCCGATCGGCACTGTCGTTCAGTCACCGACCCTCAATGGTCATATCTACCAGTTGGTAACCACCGAGCCGCGCAGCTTTGAAGAGGGCCAGAGCCAGTTGGTGGTGCCGGTCAAGGCCGTGGGAGCCGGCAGCGGCTACAACCTGGCACCGGGTTACTACGCGGTGCTGCCTCAGTCGGTACCGGGCGTTGTCCAGGTGGTAAACAACACCGACTGGCTGCAGACGCCTGGCGCGGATTCCGAGCATGACGACCAGCTGCGTCTGCGCGTGCGCAACCAGTTTTCGGCGGTCAACCAATGGCACACCGACGCGGTGTACCGGGCGATCATCACCGGGTTTCCTGGGGTTGCCGCTGATGGCGTGTACTTTGAACACGGCGCGCCGCGTGGGCCAGGCAGCGCCAATGCCTTCGTGCTGTTCGACGCCGGCGTGCCCGCCGATACCTTCCTCGAGCAGATCAACACGCATATCCGCGACGGCGGCAACCATGGCCACGGCGACGATCTGCTGGCCATGGCCATGCCTGAAACTCTGCACGCGATCAGCGTCAAGGTCTGGCCGGTGGCGAACCTGACAGCGCTGCAGCTGCAGACGCTGCAGGCTGAGGTCGGGCTGTTCATCCGCGCCGCGTTCCGCGAAAGCACCCAGAGTGACTACGCGCCGACTCGGACATTTCCCCAGTCACGTTTCAGTTTCAGCCGCCTGACCGAAGAGCTGCACGTCCAGTTTCCGGATATCAGTTCGTTGCGGTTTGCCAACAGCGACATCGTCTCGGCCTTGGACATCCCGCGCATCAGCACCCTGGCGGTGGTCCTGCAATGATCAAGCTCAAGCTGCCGTTCTGGCTCGAAGGGCTGGAGCTGACCAAGCTGGTCACCACCGCCCAGCTCTGGTGGGAACAGGCCACCGAGTGGCTGCGCTGGCCGTACCTGCAGTTAGACGCGGACACGTGCCACCTTTCTATTTTGGAGCTGTGGGCCTGGCAGCGCGATGTCACGCGGTTTCCCGCCGAACCTGAAAGCCTGTTCCGTCTGCGGGTCAAGTACGCCTTTATCAACTCCGTGGACGCCGGCAGCACTGCCGGTTTGAAACGCATCCTGGAGCGCTTGGGCGTCGGCTACGTCGAGATCCAGGAACGCTTGCCCGAACGCGACTGGGACGTCGTGCTGCTCACCCTGAGCGATTCCCAACTGTCCGAGAACCCCGACCTGTTGCGTGTGCTGATCCGTCAGTACGGACGCACCTGCCGCCGGTATGACTTCGTAACCATCACCCCGGTGCGGCTTGCTGTTGCCCTGGTGGATTTCAATGACGATCAGCAAACGCTGGTCGCCAGCCTTTAGGAGCCCTCATGGCTGCAAGTATCACCCTCGCCGGCGAGAAACTGATCGCCCAGAAACAAGCGGCCAACCTGCCGCTGACCGTCGCCCGCTTCGTGCTGGCCAACGTGCCCGGCCTCAATGTGAGCGGCCCGGTCAATCGCGCCGGCGTGAAGCCGCCAGCGGCCCAGATCGTCTACACCGCAAACATCACCCAGCAGGGCTATGTGAACCCTAACCAGGTGGTGTACAGCCTCCTGATGGGCACCGATATCGGTGACTTCGACTGGAACTGGATCGGCCTGGAGACCAGCGACGACGTGCTGCTGTCGGTCGCCTACGTGCCGTTGCAACAGAAGCGCAAGAACGTCCTGCCTGACCAGATCGGCAACAACGTGACGCGCAACTTTCTGGTGGTGTTCGACGGTGCCCAACAGCTGACCGGCATCAAGATCGATGCAAGCACCTGGCAGCACGACTTCACTGTACGCCTCAAAGGCATCGACGAACGCGAGCGACTGAGCAATCGCGATGTGTTTGGCCGTGCCTGCTTCTTTGATAGCGGTTTGAAGCTGGAGAAAGTCGGTAGCACCTACCAGCTCAAGGCGGGGGTGGCTTATGTCGAAGGAATTCGTCTGGAGTCGACAGCCGTCCTGCCGGTTGTCGTGCCGTCGGTGCCCAACAAGGCCTGGCTGGATGTGTCTCTGCAGCGCGATCACAGCGACGTGGTGGGTACGTTCCAAGTGGTGTTTGGCATGGGCAAGGAGGATTACAACGACGGTGCCGGCGCACGCCATTACTTGGTGCCGTTGGCCGACTTGCCCACCTCATCGTTGATTACCGATCTGCGCAGCGTCGAGCCGATCATCACTGAACTGATCAAACATCTGGCCTCCCGGGTTGGCGACTATCCCAATCTGCGCGCCCGGGCCACCACTAAAGATGACGTGAAGCTGGACCAGATTCCCAACGCGATCAGCAGTGATCCAACCAACAACAGTGATCAAGTGTTGGCCACCACCAAAATGGTCGTAGCTGTACGCCAACTGCTCGAGGCCCTGGTCGACACCAAGCTCAACAAAAACGGTGGGAATGTCACGGGTACGATCAACACTACGCAGTCCATCGTGCTCAATAACGGTAGCAATGACTCGCCAGAGGTGCGCTGGGCGACGACGTTACGTACCGTCTTTGCTGATGTGTATAACCATACGTTCCGAATCTTTTCGACAGGCGTATCGGATCCGCTGAACCTGGACCTGGCCAACCAGCGTGCTTATCTGTTTGGCCGCGAGCCGTGGGACACCGGTAACTTCAATCCGGCCCTTAAAGCTGATCTGGCGGGGGCAGCATTTACCGGCCCGGTCAGAGTGCCTTCGCTACCGGCCACGACCAAGGACCAGCAGGCCGCTAACACTGCCTTTGTGCATTCGGTGGTCGCCGCCCTGGTGGACTCGTCGCCGGCGGCGCTCGACACCCTCAAGGAGCTGGCGAGGGCCCTGGGCAACGATCCCAACTTTGCCACCAGCATGACCAATGCCTTGGCGGGGAAACTGTCGACCAGCGGCGGCACGGTGGCCGGCCAACTGTACAGCCGCAAAGCAGATGCTCAACTCGGCGTTTGGGGATCTGCGGGTCTGGTTCTCGATTCGGATTTTCACCCAGCCATTACCTTTCATGCCTCTTCGCGTGGTGTGGCGCGGATGCTTGGGCTCCAAACTGACAATGAGCTGTATCTGGGCGGATCTGACCCTGGCCAGCCGCAGTACAAGCTGTACCACTCGGGCAACTTCAATCCTGCCGGCAAAGCCAACGTCGCCACCACCCTCGGTGGCTATGGCATCACCGACGCCTATACCGCCAGCCAGTCAGATGGACGTTTTGTGCGGCTCGCGGGTGAAAACGGCTACACCGCATTCAGCCTCGGTCAGGTTCCTTCGCTGGCAGCGGCGGGTGCTTACACCCAAGGCCACGCGCCTCTTGGGATTACGAACGGCAATAACCCGGCCGCTGCAGCAGTGATTACATTTCATCGGGGCGGGTCCTACGGCACGTTTTTTGGTCTGGACACGGACAACCAGTTTGCGTTCGGTGGCTGGTCAGCGGGTAACGCTCGGTACCGTTTTTGGACCGAAGCCAACCGGCCAAAAAACACTGCCTCAGTTGAGGTCAACGGCTGGCACAAAGATGCTGACACCGGTCGCATCGAGCAGTGGGGGCGAGTCACGCTGGTATCGCCGAATGACGTCGGGGCAGTGACGGAAGCGGGGATTTATTTTCCGATGTCGTTCCCGGCCGCGTTCCACTCTGTGACGTTCGGCATTGAGGCGGTCGGAGAGACCACTGAAATTGCCGAGAACCTGGTGGGGTTTCATAGCCCTGGTTTGGGGGCCATGACCGTACGCGTTCAACGCGTTGCCGGCAGTAACCCAAGCAACACCCCCATCACCATCCACTACCGCGTAACGGGGAAATAAATGGAGTTCTTTTACGGTCGCCCGTCGGGCGGGTTTTACAGCAACGCGAGCCACGGCCCCCGAACCATCACTATCGATGACCCAACCTTCGAACGACCGAAGATCCTGGTCCCGGATCCCGCATACATCGCGGGCGACCACAGCCAGGAGGAGTCCGTGCCGATGATCGAGATCGATGACCTCGGCGTCCCGGTGCCGCAGATTACCGTCGACAATCCGGAATGCCAGCTGCCCCCGGCGAGCGAACTGATCGAGATCAGCATAGAGCACTACCAATCCTTACTGGAGGCACAGAGCAACGGCATGCGTATCGACCTGGATGACAGTGGTCGGCCTGCTGCTATTGCGCCGTTTGGTCCCAGCATCGAGATGCTGCGCGAGAATGATCGTTGCTGGCGGGACTATCAGCTCAAACAGACCGATGGGATGGTCAACCGCCACCGTGACGAGCTCGAAGCAGGGCAGGCAACGACGTTGTCGGTGGAACACTACAGGGCGCTGCAGGCCTATCGTGGCGCGCTGCGTGATTGGCCGGAGCATTCGTCGTTCCCTGACATTTCAGCCCGCCCATCAGCCCCGACCTGGTTGGTGCTGCCATGAGTTGGACCAACATCAAGTTTCGCTGGCCGGCACAAGCCACTCAATGGATGGACCAGATGGCCGGCGCTCGCAATCTCATCCAGGGCGAAATGCTCAGCACTGGGGAGCGAGTCTCCAAGCTAGCCGACATCGCGACCACCAGCCCGGGGCCGATCGGCTGCGCCGCACAAGCGGCGATCAGCGCCGGCCGTACCGCCTTGGCGGACCAATTCGAGACCGTCCCGTCGTGCATCGTGGTGACGCCTTTTCAGCACGGTGTAGGGCAGGGCAGCGGTGGTCACCAGCGATTTCTATCCGCGCCCAACCTGCTGCAGCTGCTGGCCGACAAGTTGACTGACACCACCGACGCAGTCCGCCCGCAAGGCCAGCAGAGCGCCATGGTACTGATATTCCTCGCCACGCGCCTGGACCAGCTCGCCGCGACGCTGGGGCGGTTCAACGTGGTGTTGCCTATGCCTGACCTGGTGCGCGCCGAGCGCCGTGCCGAACACCTGGCCAAGCTGGAAGTGGAAAAATGGATCATGCCGATCGCCGGGCAAATGCCGCTCTGGAGCCAATTGCCGCTGCAGCGGTGCCCGATTACCAAACTGGCCAGCCAGTCCATGGCCGGACAGCTGGCTGTAATGGAGGGCTATGCCGCCGACAGCTCGCCCATGGCGGACCTTGCAGATCTGCAGGCGCGAAAGAAGGCGCAGGTACAAGAGCGCGAGCAGCAGCTGGCCGATTTGAAAGCCCAGTTCACCAACAGTGCCGACGACGTATCGATCCAGGCCAGGATGCTGGGACCGGGTGACCTGGGCCAGCTGCGCCGCGAACTACTCGAGGGCGAAGCACCGGGCCATGAATGGCCGCTGTGTGCCGGCGCGCTGCTAGTGGGATCTGCAGAGAGCCTGAGCTTTGTTCAGGAACTTCTGGGCCTATGACGCTGCTACTCAATGGCGAGCAGATCGTCGGCCATCGTATGAAGCTCACGGCCAACCTCAAGATCGAGGCCGACGATCTGGGCGGTCAGACATCGGGTACCGACAAATCGCACAAGGGTTTCAAACCCAAGACGCTGACCGTCGCGCTGACAATCCCCTACAAGGCCCTCGAGGACTTGCGCACGATCATGCGCCTGGCCGAGGCGACTGCAGGTGGTGGCCAGCTCCAGACTTACCGCATCGTGAACGACACGGCCAAGGCCTTTGGCATCCGGCAGGTGACGTTCTCTGACGGGGTCAGCGCCCGTGAGGACGACACACTGGCCCAATGGATCGTCCAGTTCACCCTGAGCGAGAAGCTGTCCAACCCGGAGAAGGTCGAGAACCGGCGCGCCGGCAACGGCGTCACGTCGCAGTCAGCACCAGGTGATGGTGTTGCGGGTAGCGGATCGAGCACGCCCGAAGAGCTGACAGGCTTTGAGGCAGTGCTCAAGAAAGTGGACACCTATCTGGGCGGCGCTTCATGAGCATGAAGCTGCACAAGGTGCTGACTATCGGCGGCGCGGTCATGCCGCTGGTCAACGACGATGTCCGCCTGGACCTGAAGAGTCCGGGCCGCGCCACGTTTACGATCAAGGCCGGCGTTACCGTCAAAGGTTTGGTCACGTTTGATATCGGCTACAACGAAGCGGTCCTGCAGCGTCATTTCATTGGCTATGTGGAACGATGCACCGCCACCAACGGCATCGAGCAGGTGGTGCTGTGCCGCGAGTTAGCCGCGGTGCTGGCCAACCCGTTGCCCATGAACCTGCGCCATGTAGATCTGCGTGCGGTACTGGCCGATATCGGCAGCAAGACCGGGCTGCGCTTTCGGGTATCGGATCAGGCGTATACACGCACCAAGACGCCGTTCTTCTACAACCTGGCCGCTGGATACCAGGCGCTGGACAGCATGGCGCGGGTGTTTGGCATCAAGGATTTTATCTGGCAGCAACAGGGCGACGGAGAGATCTACGTCGGCGCTTGGGCAGACAGTTTCTTCGGCGCTCGGTCGCCGTTGCAGTTGCCGGTTAACCTTTTCGACGGTTACCAGGGCAGCCAGAGCGCGATGATCGCGGCTTTACCAGGCCTGCGACCAGGCGTATCAATCAACCAAGGCGAGCGGATCACGAACGTGACGCTAGCCGGCACACAGATGGCTATCAAATGGACGACGCAATCAAGCGCAGCGTAGAGCGGCAATTCCCTGAACTCACCGGCGGCTATCACTTGCCGCGCTTCGCCAAGGTTGTAGCCGTGGCGGATGCGCCGGCCAGCGCCGGGCTGTGTGATGACTTCCGACCGCGCTTCTCGGTCGACCTGCAGGTGATGGGTCCAGATGGTGAGATCGACACAGCGCTGCCGGTACTGGCCGGTGTGCCGCTGCCCATGCCGGTTGGTGGGGATGAGATGGGATTCTTTGCCTTTCCGGAGGAGGGCACCAGCGTGGTGGTGTGCTTTGCCTATGGCCTGCCACACAAGCCCTACATTCAGACCATCCTGCCGCACGGCCTCACACTGCCAAAGGTCCCCAAGGGCGACCAGGTGTGGCAGCACAGTGACGCAGTACAGCAACGCGTCGACGCGGACGGCAACTGGTTGCGCAAGACCGACGGCAAGATCCAGGACCAAGCGATCGAGCGCGAGGTCGACGCTATGACGAACACCGAAAGCTTCCAGAGCCACACCAGAACAGTGGACGACCATTCGACAGAGTCAGTGGGTGGCGTGAAGAAGATCGAGGCCCTGGGCGCACTCAAACTGCTGTCGGGTGGATCTGCGAGTCTTGCGGCATTGGATGACCTGCACCAGGCTACCGGTAGGGATCTGAACCTGGTGGTCGGGCAGAGGCACAACGCCACGGTGGGTGGCGACATGCACGAACGTATTCAGGGATTGCGGGAGAGCATCACCAGCGAGAGCCAGCGTCTACAGGCTCCGAAAAATTGGGTCGGGTCCGGGTCAGTGAACATCTTCCAGGTAGTTTGTGACCTGTTAGATCTGGTCCATGACATGAACACCCAACTCGCTGCGCATACTCATGGGCCGACGCCGGTGCCGGGAAATGTAGCTTTGTTCACTGCCGACGCAGCAAAAGCTGCACTACTTTCTACGCGACTTGCCGCTATTACACTCTAATTATTATGTGATAAAAAAGCTCACCCGCAGGTGAGCTTCTTCATGTTCAGATATTTTAGCCTTGAAAGTCCCGTATGTAACAAAAAGACTGCGGCGCGGCTCCGCTAGGTACCATAGTCTTCAGGTTTAAAGGGGTTTCATAACGACGAACTTCCCCAACTTTTATGGCGTGCGCAGTTTTTCTACCGTCAAAATATTCGTTAAAGAATTTTTTGGTTATTCCTGAGAATTTAGATGTAAGCGACCAGATTTCTTTAGGGTCATCTGAAAGGACTTCATCAAAGTCAAATTCGCCTATTATCTTTCCAATAGGCATTGTTGCATAAATAACTACAGTTCTTACATCTGGATTTTTAAAAACAGACTTCCTGAATTCGAAGCGTTTCTCGCCTTGCAATATTTTTTCCGCATATTCAGGCTTAATTGATAATAATACTTTCATCTATTTGGCCCGCCTGTGCGATCGAAAGGAACTGATTTCGAGTCAACGGCATGAAGCCCCAATATGAATTAGGATCCAATCCGTACTGCTCAATCATCTCGCCACGTGTTACGCGACGTTTTAAAGCCGCATTATACGTAAAGCGGAACACGTGAGGGAATTTTTTCTTGTCCCAGAAATACTCAAGCTCTGCGTCGCTAAAAACACTATACGGTTGGCAATACTTCATGAATTCTGCGCGCGAGGCAAAGGAATGGATCGATCGGTACTCTTCAACAACCCCTATAGAAGTTGCCACCGAACGATAATGAGCATGTCCAGCTCCATCCGATGTACGGTAGATTACTAATACGTCACCTGGCCTGAGGTTTTCTAAACCGTTCATCGCTGCCAGATAAACTTTATGAATACTGTTGGCGTGGGAGATGTCCTCGATAATGTCAGCATCTTCGTTGTTCAATATCGAGTCTGGCAGCAGTCTGGTATGCCACTGAGGATTTATTGAAAGAAGGTAAAAGTTTCTATTTTCTAAATTCACGAGCGGATATGACCGCATGAGAGATTCTTGAAGCTGAGTTAAGTCTTTAATTAAAACGTGCTCGACACCGTTTTCAGTATGTTTCTCCGCCGCTTTTGAAAATCCATACTTCTCAAATAGAGATATTAATATTTCGTGATTCGGAAACACTGTGACGTATATTTCGCTGACGTCATGGTGTAATGCGTGGTCAAATATTTTCTTCAAAAACCGCTCGCCTAATTTCGTACCTCGAGCGTTGATCTTCATGGTTCCGACTTTTAATCGTTTTTTATTCGGTAGTGGAGGTATTACATCTTCAAGTTTTCCGTTTTCAGGCTTGAGGTAAAGAAATCCATTGACGTTGCCTTCTTCATCCTCAAATACATACGCTTGATCGTCTGCTTTTTTTGCAAACCATTTCGTAAATTCTTGGTAGTCATTAATTAATGAAGCGAAGAAAGGGTCTTGAAGGTTTACAAATTTGAATTTTTTTTGGATGAGTTCCATTGTCGCATTCCTGGCGTTAATAGATCAGTGCATCGTATTTAGAGTGTCGCAAAATTCTTTGTCGGAAGGTGCATGTAAAATGGTTAAAGGGATACAAAGCAACTCGCTTATGTATCTTGCTCTCTCCCTCTCAGATGATAAGAAAGCATCTATATTGCCGGCAGAAAAGTTCGAGTCTCTTGCCGAGAGGCGGTTTCGTATTGTTTCAGGCGATGCCTCAATGAGGAGTATTGCAGAGAGGCTCAAATTTTTGAACGTGTCTTCATGCACGACGGCAAGGCTGCCATCTGCATTTTTAAGAACGAAGTGTCCGTCGAGCAACAGTAAGCTTTCACTAGCTAGTATGCGCTTTACCGCAGTGGTGAGAGCGATCTGGTTAGCGTCAACGTTCGATACTAATTTGTCCGAACCCCAGTTTGGAGATTTCACCTCTTCCCTAATGAGACTGCTTGCACTGGAGTGTTTAATCCCGGAGTCCTTTGAAAAGCGCTGACACAGATATGTCTTACCTACTCCATGCACGCCCGCGACGAAAATAACCATCCTGACACCCCTTTCCTTGTGGTTCCGTCAGTACGCCATTCACTGGCACGGATGTCAATTAGATATCAAGGGAATGTGAAGGTTGTCGTTTGCAACAAAAAAACGTGTCAAAAAGCACTTATCCCCCTCCCGCCGACGGGCTTTGCGTCCGGTTTTTGTGCAAACCCAGATGCGATGAAAGCAATACTCCAGCCTAGGCCAGCCGTGGGGTTGCGCAGGGGAGCGGCAATTGCACAGTGTGCAAACTTATGCAGAAAAATGTCAGCGCCTTGCACTGCGAGCGACAGGGCTGTGCAGATGGGGGCAAACCTCGAAGGCCCGGCCTGCTTGGGCGGAAAATTGGAAAACTGAGGAATGGGGTGGTTTTCCAAATCGACACCGGACTCAAAGCTGCGCACCAGGGCATCGGCGGCCAGATCAGATCCAACCTCTACAACTCAAGCAGCCCGGGAGCTGTAGCCGCATTCAGGGGCCTTTGGAGATTGCACACGATTGCACGCTGGTGACGATCCACAGGCCTTCATGCCTTGCAGTCAGGTTTTCGAAAAATGGCGTTTTAAATGAGATCGAATCTCAGGTATGGGAGGGTGTTTTCAAAAAGAGCGATATTAGCTATATGACCCACGAACCTAGGCTGGAGGCCACGGTTTTACTGGGCTGCGCGTATTACATCGAAAGGTAATATGAAGCGATATGAAAGGTAATATTTTCCTGAAACCCCCGGATTCATTGGGTTTTAGGAAATGAAAATATAGCTTTAGTAAAAGGTAATATTATCGCCTTTGTATCGCTTCAATATTACCTTTGCCCGGAAACGCTGAAAGCCACGGCCTGCAAGGGCTGCAGCCATTTTTTCCGAGCCGTATTACTAATATTACCTTTTTTCTGACCCCCCTCAGATTTTGAGCGGGGCACCCTGTACCGAGCGGTTGGCCAGGGTCTCGCGCTACTGCTCATGAGCGTCTGTAGCTGCGGTTGGAGCTCGACGTGGAGCGCGTAAGACAGGCCCGATCGGTGGCCTTGTTACGTGGCTTATTACGTCTGGGGGAAAAAACAAGGGCCTGCATCGCTGCAAGCCCTTGATTTATATGGTGCCGGCACCAGGAGTCGAACCCGGGACCTACTGATTACAAGTCAGTTGCTCTACCAACTGAGCTATACCGGCGTAATGGGCTGCGAGTATATAGCTTCTGATGCGCTTGTAAAGCCTAGCTGTCTGATTCAGTTGAAAAAAATCGACCATTGGCGCTTTGGGTGGGATGCGGACGGGTGATGGTGCAGGACGTTTCCGTTGGTTTTGATGGATTGGTCTGTTTGATGTGTGTGAGCAATGCGATTTTGAACGCTGATTTCGCCTTTGACGCATATAGCTTGTGCCTGACAAAGCAATGGATTTTTAACCTGGTCGCGCAAACCAATGCGCCCAGCGTTGATGGCGATTTGGCGTATGAACAGGCACCCATCCGACCCCACCATTTTTGGGCTGTTGCAGGGCGGGAGGGCTTTGCATAGGCTTGTTCTCAACGGCCCGGGCTACTGAGTCAGCAGCATGGGACGTTAGCTTTTCAGCCAGCAGATAAAGGACTATCTGATGAGTAATGCGATGGATCGTAACCGGGTTTGGGGTTTTGTTTGCCGCAGGCTGGTCATTCGCTGAGGAGTTGTTGAAGGATATTTGTAGTTGCGTCTGGCCTGTCGGGTCTTGCGCAAGGTGGGGCTGAGGATTGCTGTCTGAATCGCATGAATGTGCGTCTGGACGCTCACGAAGGCTTCATCGATGTTTCAAGAAATGCCCGGATCCTCTGGATTCGGGCATTTTCTTGTGGGCTGGTTCTTGTTGCGTTGCATTTGCACTGGAGATATGGGCTTTTTGGCCGATACATCTGTATCAAAAATGGCAGTTAGCCATGGACAGCAAGTGCAATGCAGAGAACGCCCACGCATTACGAGCTGCTGAGTGTTGCTCGCGATGCCTCTCCTGAGCAGATCAAGAAGGCTTATCGCAAGCTGGCGCAGAAGCTGCACCCGGACAGGAATTCCGACCCTTATGCCTCGGACATGATGGGCGTGGTCAACGCGTCTCATGATGTGCTGGCGGACCCTTCGCGGCGTGCGGCTTATGATGCGCAGCTTGCTGCCGATGAGCACAAGGCTCGTATGGACACGTTGCGGCGCAAGCAGGCGCGTGCGGGGGGTGGGCAGGCGGTGCATGTGTACGCCGCAAACTCTGCGACTGCCACTGCAACGCCCTCTCGGGCCGCTCGGACGGGCCCGGCGCCCAAGGCTTCTCCTTCCTCTTCATCGCCTTCCAGTAACAAGCGGCGCCGCAGTGCGTGGCGTTGGGCGCTGGTGTTTGTGGTGTTTTGCGCAGCCGGGGCGTGGATGGGTTATGACCGGGATGCTGGCAAGGCGTTTGTGCCAGCCGAGCCGGTGCCGGTGGCGCAGACGTGGGTCAAGCCAGCGCCCGCCGCACCGGTTGAAGAGCCTGTGGCCAGTCCAGCCAAGCCGGTTGATGCGGTAACGTCCGAGTGTGAGGTGCCCGCGCTGGATCCGATGGGCGCGCCCTGGCCGGAAAAGGCGGGTTACGTGAAAGATATGCCGTTGCTCAAGGACAACGGCTGGTCGCAGATCACGGTGGATAACTCGGCGGGCGAGTCGGCGGTGTATGCCAAGGTCACCGATGCGGTGGGGCGCAGGGCGTTTCGGCATGCGTTTGTGCCGGCCGGTGCGGTGTTTACGTTCGCCAAGATGGACCCGGGGCTGTATGCCACTGGCCAGTTCTGCGAAACAGCAGCTGTCGTTTATGATTTCAGCCCAAGCCGCGCTGGTGAACATGCTCGCGACTTCCTGCAAGACTGGAAGGGCAAGCTGGTATGCGATGATTTTGGCGGATACAAGGCCAGCTTTGAACTCGGCGTGACCGAGATCGGCTGCATGGCCCATGCGCGACGCAAGTTCTTTGAACTGCATGC